TCTGTGCCGGATTGCTTTGCGCCCACTCTGTTATTGCTGTGAGTGCCGCCGAGCGCCCTTGTTGTGTTGCATCGTCTGCTGTGAACTTTTCAATCATTTCACCGTTGAAAAATATTCCGCAACCGATGCTTGAACGTAAGTTTGCTGTGTGGTCTGTGTAAGCTCCGTTTCTGCGAGCGTCTGCAATCAGCTCGTTAGCTTCACCACGTAAAAATGCGATGATTGCTTTGTCCGGTTCTGCGCTCATGCGCTCAAGATACTGCTGCATCTTCGCGCGATATTGAGCAAAGCCTTTCGGTTGAGCTGTTATGAGAGCCATAAGATTAAAATTCTCTTTTGCATTGAAACTGCTTGTACACAGAGCGTATAATCATCTTCGTATTGTGATGTGATGCGTACAGTGTCACCGATGCGTACACGTTCACGCGGTTCTGATACAAGTACTTTTGTGAGCGCTGCGATTATTGAGCTGCCGTTTTCAGCGTCAACGCGCTTTGTATGTTGTACGTCTGTGATTGCACAACGACCGATAAAGCGATGCACTTCTTTTGTTACAACATTGAGCTGTTCATCTGTTGTTGAGTGCGTATCAACTAAAAATATGTTGCTTTCAAATCGCATTGCAGTACTTGTTATCAGAGTTACCAAACGTTTGCGCTTGTAATTGTCGGTTCTTCACTATCCGGAAGCACTAAAGCCGGTGATAATCCGGCACGCTCTGCGAGTAATCGCACACGCTTTTTAATGCTATCAGGCACATACGATTGTGAAATACCGCCTTGTATGCTTTCACTTGAGAGAGTAACAGCTTTAACAAGCAACATCATAGAAGCTAAAGACACAATCACAAAATGCTCTTGCGCGTAATCTTCATCGGCTGAAAGTTGTTGCTCTGAAAGATGCATGCAAGCATCAGCGAGCGCTTTGTTGATTGCGCGGTCTGAAAAAGAGTACGGTTCGATTTCTCCGAGTATTGCGTCAAGTATCTTCATTTCGTTTACTGTGTTAAAGCGTTACTTTTTTGTTTACTTCTATTTTGCTGCTTCAGTTGTGTCAAGAATAGCAAAATTGTCTTTGCCGGTGAATACCGGAGTTGCATACATTTCGTAATCAACGAAACGACCGCGTTCGGAGCGCCAAAAACCTACCAAGTTATCATCGTACAAAGCATATTGCTTGTAGGGAAGCGGGTCAATAGCTTCAAGTGGATCAGATGCTTTAATCACTGCAAGAGTGTCTGCGCATTGATAAACTACGCGGCCATCGCGAGTAAGATTGTAGCTAGTGCCATCAGCAAGTGATACAAAGCGGTCTTTTTCGATTGAAATAGTTGGAAGTTGTACGCTCTCAAAGTATTCGTTAACTGCTGCAAGTGAAATAAGTTCGATGCCGCTTACACGTGCTTTTGTGCCAACTTGAGTGAAAACTCCTTTCACTTGTTTTGTTGCACACATTTCACGGAATTGGCGCTTGCTCATACGGATAACTCGTACTGTTTTGCCTTTAGCTGAAAGAGCGTTAACATTTTCTTCAATGTCGGTGATAGGTGTTGCATTTTCAGCATCTGACCATGCGACTTTAGGACTGAACTTCTTAATGCCGAGTTCATAAGTCCATGAGATGTTGCTCTTTGTGTTGTTTTCAAGGCTTACTGTTTGCGAGCCGTTAAACAAACCCTCAAAATAAAGCATGTCTATGCGTTTGTGAGGTGCAATGACTGCTTTCTCGAATGGGTCAAAGAGAAAAGCGATGAGCTTTTGCCACTCTGCATCGCGTGTTGCTTCGTTGTAGAGTTTTGAGCGGTCATTGTAGCGACCCTCAAGATAATAGAACTCTTGAAGCTTATCATTAGAGAGTTGCCACTCATCAGCCATGCGTGAAATTTCACCTGTGAGTTGTGCTGCTGTTGGCAATTCATGTACCGGCTTTCCGGCATTTTGTGCGATAACAGAGCCAACTGTTGCGGCTGCATATTGAGCAACGATTGCGCTATAAACTTTTTGTGCGCAGTACTCAACTTGCACGTTTTCGTTTTTCCATTCAGCTTGATAGCTTGAAAGCTTCATTGAGTTGTCAACGAAAGCTTGAAAAGCGTGCGGTTCGTTGAGTAATTGTTGAATTATTGAACTAGTTGCCATGATAAATTCTCCTTTCGTTTTTGGTTACTAGTTAAACTTTAAAAGCATGGCGCACAGTGAGCGCTGCTTTAATCTCATCGTTAACAGGGTAGGGAAGCGAATCTTCTTCAATCTCGTAAGCTTGTAGAGTTACAGAAATTTCCGGAGTGCCTTTTACAGGTCTTGTTACTTCATTGAGAGCGAGTGTTAAGCCATCAACTTTTTCAGAAAGCACATCACCAACTTTTGCGGCTGCTTGCAAAGCGTCAACTGTGAGTGTGTCGTAACTTTCTGATGATGCGATTGCTGAAACGGTTGCACCGCCAATCACATCGCCAACGATAACGGCTGATCCTTTCTCAATTTTCAGAGTTGTAGCCGATTTTGAAGCTGCTTCGTAAACTTTTACAGATTTGAGCAACTTTGCACCGGCTGCTGAAATGCTTACAACTGCGCCTTTAGCGAGGTAAGCAAGCGAAGCGGGAAGATTTGCGGTAAGAAGTGTGTAACCGCCAATGCGTGAAACACTGTGACGTACATCCCAATTGCCTTCGCGAATCTCTTTGTTAGAGCTGTCGTTGTAGTACATGTAAAGCGTTTATTTGTGTGTTGCAAACAAGTTTAGTTTGTTGAAAGGATAAGTTTAAACTTGCTCGTTGCTCAACTTGCTATTTTAAGCGCGTCTGCTGCGTTACTTTCGCATTAAGCGATAGAGTGTAAGGCTGCAACGTAAAACGCGCTTAGAAACGCTTTAAACGCATGAATCGAGCAATATTATTTCTTTTCTGCTTGCTCGCCCATGTGATTGAGCTTTGCGATGAGGTCTGTTGCATCACCTGCACCGCGTTGAATGTTGTTGCCTGTTGGCGGAGGTGTTATACCCTCTGCTTTGTAGAGTTCTTGACGTTTGCTCGCCCATTCACTTTCTGCACGTTGTGCGAGTGTATCAAGGTTTTCAGCTTTGTCAAGTGTGTAGCGCTCGCGCCAAAAATCCGGTAACTTTTTAACACGTTCATCGCTCTCAAAGAGTGAGCGCAAACGATTTGCTTCTGCTTCTGCTGCATCTTTAGCTCGCAATTCGTTGAGCTGTGCAAGTTGTGATTGCAATGCTGTAACTTCTTTGCGTTGTGCATCGAGTATAGCCTTTAACTCTGCCGGTAGTTGCACGTTGTCAGCGTCTTTCGGCTTCGGTGTTTCATCGCCTGATGGCTTTGGCTCCGGCTTAACGTAGTCTTTGTACTTCGCTTCGATGCGTGCTGCGGCTGCTGTGTCTGCTGCTGAAACTGCACTCTGAATTGTAGCTGCTAATGATTTGATTGCACTGCCATCTGCCGTGATTGCATTGCTCACTTCTTCATCAGTGCTTGCATCTGTTAGACCCTTGAGCGCGATGTAACTCTCGGCAAGGTTCTCAATTTCTTTTGCTTTCAACCCTCTATCGGCTACAAGAGGTTTGATTGCTGCAATAACTTTTTGTTTCATTGTGAGATTTTTTGCACGTGTTAGTGTGTTGTTAAACTTATCAAGCGCAAAAGTAAGAAAAAGCTATAATATTCACAACAAAAAATCAAGCATGAAAATTTTAAGCAATTTTTCGTGCGAGTGAAAACAAAGAATTTTGAATTAAAAAAGTTTTTTAAAAATTCGCATGGCTTATGATTACTATAACAGTTAGTAACAAGTGATATATTATATACACACAAATCTAAAATGATTATTTAAATTTATATAATGGGTCGCTTTGAAGTCGCTTTGCGTTTGCTAAATTTTGCATACGTTTTGCTTAGCGTTTGCTTTAAAAAAATCGTGTTTTTTGTGTTTTTATTTTTTTCAAAAAAAGTTTTGTAAAAGTTTTCTTCACATGAAAAAGAGAAAAAAGGGGGCGCGAAAATTCTTTGTTTTTGTGTGTATAAAAATAGTTGCATGAACTGCAATTTACTCTGTGTAAAAATTCTTGAAACGCTTGCTATTAGTGATGATTTGAAAGAT